TGTAAGGGCCCGAACCATTTGAGTCATCCTGAAGCATAACGTCTACCATAAAGTCAACATTTGCCACGCCGTTATTAGCGCAGTAAGTCTTGATTTTGCTTGATAGTGATGCCATTTTTGTTCTCCTTATTTTATTGTTTTTAACACATATGTGTTAAAATTCTAGTTAAATATCCTGTTGTTCAGCTTTAAAAGTTTCATAATTAGCTTTTACTTCATCTGTCCAAACTGCGTTACATACTGCTTGAACTTCTGAGTGTTCTGCTGATATATCTGCATCTGGCATCAAAGCATGTCTATGATACTTTCTTGATAATTCTTCAGCATCTTCCATAATTACAATATCTGTTCTTACTTGAACTGATTTGTATTTTCCGACCACTTCGATTTTACCAATCTGTGTCTCTTTAGTTATTGCCATGTGTTGTCTCCTTGTGTGTTGTTGTTAAACTTCATAAGTAAATCCTAAAGCAACTATATTTTTACTGCTACCACTTAAAAAATCGCTTCCTCCTAAATTAGATGCTTCACCATCGTATGCTTGTTTATATACACTTATTGCTGTTGAATTTTCATTTGTTCTAAATTGAAAATTACTAAAATTAGTACCCCATCTATAAGCAATACCGACAGCTGCTCCACCTTCATAACCAGATTTTTGAGTAAAAGGTAATCCTGTAATAGATGCAGATCCACTTGGAGAAGATATACTACTTGTACTCAAATAACATCTGCAAGAAACCATTCTACCAACTTTTGTATAAACTCCAGCTTGTCCACCATAAGCAACAGAACCACCACCAGAAAAATACCAAGCTGGTGTAAAAGTTCCTTCTTCGTAATCGTCTAAAAGATTAGCTGCTGTTGCAGAATTAACTCCTAAATAAATTCCTTTACTTGCATCTGATGATAATATGTTTCCAGAACTTGATGACCAACCATCTATTCCAGCACCAGTCACGGTCCCTGTAAATGCGTAGTTAGATGCCTCGTTTAATTGAGTTGGTCCTACTGCGTCTGTTGTTATCGATGCCGATGTTACTTTATCTATTGCCATTATGCGTTCTCCAATTCTGTTATTCTAGCTTCTAATTCTTGAATAGTTTTAACCAGTAAAGGTACTAATTTAGATTGGTCTATACCTTGTATATCCATAATTGTATTTCCATCTGCATCTAATTTGTTATCTCCAACAGACACACCTTCTGGTAATTCCTCTCCTTCTTTCCAAACTTTAACAGCATCTTTTTCTCCAGATATTGCTTCTGGTACTACACTTGAAACTTCATGTGCAATAAATCCATCTACTGTTGTATCTGCATCTGCTTTAAAATTAAATCTAGCTGGTTTTAATTCCTTTAATCTTGATGTTGCATCAAAATCATAATTCACATTTTCTTTTAATCTGTAGTCAGATGAAGTGTTGTAAGCTGTAGCAGAGCCATTCATTTGAATAGTTCCTACTCCACCATTTCCATTGTCAAAATTTATTATAGTATGGTTAGATGTGCTAGTTATTGCACAATCTAAAGTACCACCAGTTGATCCATTTGCTCTAAATTCAAAACCTTTATTTGATGAGCTTGGTGTTGCTCCAAAATCTCCCATTAAAAGTCTTAATTTACCAGCAGCATCAAAACGACCTACTTCATTTCCAGCAGTATAAAAAGCCATAGCGTTAGCAGTAAGTGTGCCAGTTCCATGATCATAAACAATTCTTCCAGCATCATCATCTTGACCATCTCCAAAATAAATATTTGCAGCAGCATTATTAAAAGTTAGAATACTTATTCCAGCACTACCATTATTTTCTATAACTAAATCAGTAGCATTACTATTGGCAGTTGCACCACTATCTCCATCAGATATACTTAAATATCCTCCAGTATCATTGGCATTTTTAATTTGTACTAACTCTGCATCTGTAATTGTAATAGCATTTGCATCAGCACTTGACGTAATACCAGCAACTCCACCTACACCACTAGCAAGTTTCGCAGAAGTTATTGCACCATCTGCAACTTTAGCAGTTGTAACTGCGTCCGCAGCTAATTGTGCAGTGCCCACGGATCCTGCAGGAGCGTTGACTGTTCCTACTGCTCTTCCTAAAAATACACAGTACATTTCATCTGTACCATTTGTTAATGCCGCGGATAGTGTAAGAGTGGTGCCCGATGCAGTATAAGCTTTACCTGAACCAGGTTCCTGAACCACGTTATTTACAACAAGTCTAATATCATTTTCGTTAGTTACGGAATGTGATAGTGTATACGCAGTTTGAGAATTGACAATAGTAAATACCTGTCTTTCAAAGCTTATATATTTTTCCGCTGGTGCGTTTCCTAAATAGGCCATGATTATTCCTAAGTACTTATATCATCTACTGCGCCTACTACTGTATCTAAAGATGACGCCGTATCTGATTTGACATACAGTTGATCTCCAGAAGCAAGAACAATTTTACTTCCTCCGTCTATCAGTTCAAGTGATCCGCCACTTACAATCGGTGCATTTTTAATTAAATGGTAATTAGTACCACCTCTTTCGATATAAGCTTCTACTGTTATTGTTGTTGTTAAAATATTTGCCATTCTTACGCTAATTAAACAGTCAATACTGTTAGTAGCGCCACCTAAAGCATCTACTGCTGAAGTTCCTGTTGCAGATGTTATATAGTTTTTAAAATTTTGTGCCATAATTTCCTTATACTAGAGTGCGATCGACATTGCAATCACAAATCCGTTAGTTGCTCCTCCTGATCCACTAGATGCTGCAGTAACTCTACCTTTTGCATCTACGGTGATTGATGAATTTGTATAGCTAGCTGCTGATACCCCAGAGTTAGCTAGTGTTAATGCTCCGCCAGATGCAATTGTTGCATCACCTGACATTGCAGATTCTTGATAACTTGTACCATCTCCTACAAGTATTTTACCTGATGTTACATCAGGCATTATTAATTGAGATCCTACAGTTAAATTTCCATTTACATAATTAGATATAGTATTTGCAAAGTTACCCATTAATGAGTGACTTGAACATTGGTAATATAAAACATTTGGTGTGTTCACATCAACTGCTATTTGTGTATACGCACCAGATGATCCAGCTGTACCATTAGTGGTTACTCCTGTAGTATAAGCCGTAGATTTATCTGCTTCTAAATAAAATCTTAAAGGGTGACCACTGTTTGTAGAATCTGATTGATCAAATCTATAGTAATATTTGTATGATGAATCTGCACCTGAAAATGTAATTGCAGGTGATTCTAATCCATCAAAGAAATATGCACTTGAAGATCCTTGACCTGAATATGGATGTGCTGTTGTTTTAGTACCAACTTTAACTGTAATTATTTTTGGCGCTGATGAAGAACCATACTCTTCTGGTTTAGGTAAACTAATCTTTGCACCAGGCACTGTACAGAATACTTCTGTTGCACCTGCAAAGTTTACAAGAGCATCACTATTAGAACTGGAGATAACATTAGTTCTAGCAAGTGTACTTGCTCCGCCATTTAAAGTTCCAAAACCAACTTCAAAGTTATTTGTTCCTGTTTCAAAGATACAGTAATAAGTAGTGTTGCCTCCACCGATACCAGCAGAAAAAGATTCAAAACCTGAAACTGCTCCACCTAGTGTAAACGTTCCTGTTCCAGTAGTTGCACTGGATTCTTTTACCCTATCATTTAATTTAAACGCCATTTAAAATCCTACGATGTTAAACTGATAATTGCATTACTAGCAGTAGAAGGATCAGGAAACGAAATAGTGAAGTCACCATTCGTTGCTGTCTTACTTCCCTGAAAATCTAAAACTACACACAACTTATCACCTTGGTCGTCATTATATATCGCTGCAAAAGCTGCAGTGAAAGTTGCGCTTGACCACGTTACATCTGCAAAGTCTACAGATGTAGTGGCAGTTGTAGCTACAACAGCTTGACTACCTAAAGTTTTTCTAACATAGTTTGAACTACCTGCTGAAGAAACTTCATTAGTAGTTAAAGCAACTGTGCTAGATGTTGAGTAAGGATTAGATGTGTACAATGCTATTTTAAAAGCGTCTCCGCCATTCGCAAAATTATGCGTTCCTGACATTAATTCACCTTTAAAAGAAAACGGTACTACGTTTGCCATATTTTATCTCCTTAATATTATGGTGATGGCGATTTTATTTGTGAACGAATAGCGCCATCTTGCCATTCATCTCTACGTCTTCTACCTTCTTGTTCAATAGAATAAGATTTTGCAGCCTTTTGATATGACTGTTCGTAGTATTGTAACATATCTACGGGTCCTTTCAAGTACCCATATGCTTCTACCAAACATGAATACAAAAGTAAATCCTGATATTTATTAGATACATAAGTTCCAGCTGTAGCCGCTGGAGCTGCTGTAGGTTGTGTTGTATTTGTGATACTTATGGGTTGTTTTGTATAAGCTAAAGTAATTTCAAAAGTAGCATTTGGTGTAGGTGCAACCACCCAAAAATTAGCATCCCAATTGCCATAATACTTAGGGAGTCCTGAAGCTGTTCCAGGAGTGTTGTAGTATTCAGCCATAAAACTAGTATCTCTTTTATCTAAAAATATTTGATCTCCAGATGAATCCTTCAATTGAACATATCTTATAAATCTTAAATCGGATGGAATAGTTACATATCTATTTCCTGAAACTAAGTTTGATGTAGCGTAAAACCTATTATCGTCAGAGTCTACTTCTCTATATATTCTGTTTTCAGCATTTTTAATTATTGTGTTTAAAA